GTTTTCAACGGTACCGATGCCAAAGCCGTGGCGTTTCGGGAATGGTTGGATAAACACGGCGCCGAGGTGCAGAAGCTGGCCGGCGGCACCTTCCAGGATAAGAACCTGCTCGCTACTACCGGCGCGAATGGTCGGCGCATCGTCATGACGCGCTGAGTTCGGAAAGTCCGCCCAGGAGGCCTACTCCTGGGCCTTTACCTTAGTCATAGCCCCCGATTGTGGGCGCACCCCTTAATGATTGAGACGGGAAGCTATGACCACTCGCGCGAACTACGCCACCATTGGCGCGGCAAAAACCGAACGGGTTTTTGACAGCCTTTATGAAGAATCCAAAGGCGCCACCGCGCTGGGCACCGTGCTCGACAGCGCGGGTACCGAAACCGGTGGCGTCGCTCAGAGCTATCTGGATAGCTCCGAATCCCAGCCGGCCTTTCTGCAGGCGCTGCTGGACAAGACCCAGGGCCAACACGGCAAGCTGATTGTCGATTCCGTTCTGCAAGGCATGCGCCTGCACGAAAAGGCTCACGGCTACCTGCCGACCGCTGACGTGATCGAGGCCGCCCTTGATTCGGTGACTATCTCCCTCGCCTCGCCGAAGGAACTGCAACTCGACGGCGTGGGTAACACCGGCCACCACGATCCAATCTCGGCTATGCCTGAGCGCATCCAGATCGGTCTGCTGTCTGCAATCGCCGAAGCGTTCCCGGCTGCAACCTACCTGCCTGTAGGCCTCGGTTCCAACCAGGCACTGCTGGGCATTGTCAGCCACCAGGCCGGCTCTCACGCAGGCGGTTACGATATCGGCGCACTGCTCGATGGCGTGAACATCGGCGACACCTACCTGTCGTCCGAACGTCGTGTGGTGATGCTCCAATCTGCCGACGGCACAACCGCTACCGGCAACCTGTCCCTGACCACCGGTGGCCCTGCCAACATCAAGTTGCTGCGCGGCCGTACTCAGGTGTTCGTTAACGGCTTCCCGGTTGCCGAGGAAAACCCGAACGTCACAGCTTCCACTGTGCAGAGCCCAATCAGCGGCACCGTGATCCTGCTGGGCGTTGAGCACGCCATTGGCGGCGGTGTGAACCTGAACACCGGTGCTGTGTCGCTGACCTTCTCGCCGGGTCTGCCAGTCAACACCAAGGTAGTTTCTGAGGGTTACATCGACTTCGAACTGCAGCCTGAAATGGCGCCGAAGATTCAGACCCAAGTGCAGACCTACTCGCACTACGCAGTTCCATGGCGCGGCCTGCTGGGCCAAACCATCGACTCGAAAACTCAGTACCAGAACGAACTGGGTATCGACCTGCAGTCCGAGTCGCTGATGGCAGCACGCAACCAGGTCACTGTCGAACGTCACCGCGGCATTCTCCGCAAGGCAATCGACCTGGCGGCCAACAACACCGAAGTTTTCGACTTCGATTACAGCTCGCAGATGCAGCAGAAGACCCGAGCGCAAATCTGGCAAGACTTGCCGGCCGTGCTGGGTATTTCCGACCAGAAGATGGCCGAGGCCACCATGGATCGGGGCATTACCCACCTGTACGTCGGCAAGATGATCAAGGCGCAATGGGAAAGCCTGCCGCGCGACCTGTTCGAGCCGTCGGGTCTGGTTGCTGTTCCAGGCATCTACCGCATCGGCCGCTTGTTCGGTCGCTTCGAGGTTTATTACACCCCGTGGGAACTGGTCGAAGGCGCGAACAGCTCGCAGATCCTGGGCCTGGGTCGTTCGAACAGTCCAGCGCGTAACACCTTTGTGATGGGTGATGCGGTTCCTGTAACCGTCCTGCCGACCGCTTTCGGCGAGTCCATGAAGTACGGCCAGGCGATCTACACCCGTAACTTCACCGACGTGAACAAGCACCAGCCGAGCGCATCCGGTTGCTGCCTGATCGAAGTTATCAACCTGCACGCATAAGGGGCGACACATGGCGACTTCTTCGAAGCCGACGGCGAAACCAGGGGCGGCGAAAGCCCCCAAGGCAGCAGCTGCTCCGGCCGGTAAGGTCGCCACTCCCGAGGTAGACGAGGCCGCCGCAAAGGCGGCCTTGTCGAATCAAGGGAGTGGTGACGGCACCACAACCACCGCAACCAACGGCGAGCAGGGCGAAGGCGCAGCACCAGGTGCAGCACAGGACACTCCTGCACTCACTGGCCAGGCAGCCGACGTGCCCGAAACGCGCGACGAGACTGAGCCAGAACCTGAGCCCGAGCCCGAACCCGAACCCGAACCCGAGCCAGAACCACTCAGTCGCGAGCTGTTCAACCACACCCCAAGCGAAGTGCGATTGCCGCTCATGGACGTGATTCTCGCGCCGGGAACGAGCCAGGTTATCTACTTCGATAACGAGGAGCATCAGGCGGAATGTGAGAACCAAATCGCCCTGCTCAAAGACCTGCACACCACGACCAAGGCGTGCGGCCTGCACTGGGATGCCTGCCAATGAAAGCTGAAAAACTCGAGTTTTTGGGCAAGGGCGCCAACGCGGCCGCGCAGACCGACCTGATTCTTGGCGCTGCCAAGTTCCCGCTGAGCGTCCAGCTGAGCAACGCCATGAAGCGCCCGCTGGTACTGGCCCAGGCTAAGCCAATGGTGATGTTGAAGCCGAACGAATCGGTCGCACACACCTGCCACACCCGCGCCCAGGTTTATGACCTGGTTTTCGGAATGGTCGCCATTGGGGACCAGTTGGGACAAGAGAAAATCGGCACTGTTTCCGTAATGAAGCCGATCAAAGGGGCGTCGAAATGACCGCTATTCAGTTTTCCCGCGACAAGATCAATTATCGGTCGGACGTCCAGCTGCTGGCGTTGCAAGACAATACCGATCGTGGGCCGGTATCCTCCACCGACCAGGTTTTTGCAACCCTGGGCCGCTATGAGCGCGGCGCGATTGACCGCGCGTTTTTGGTCGATTCGAGCACCCGCGCCCGAGCGATCGGCGCCGCCAGTTCCACGCTGGCCAGCGCCTTGAACGAGGCGCACATCCAGCTGTATGAAACCCTGGACGCAGGCGCTGAAATGGCGTGTGTTTCGCGCCTGGTGCCCGCTGCGGCCGCTAACCAGTACATGGTTTTCACGACCACCCCCGAGCTGTCGGAGTGGAGCGTGGCTGCCGTACTGCCCGAGGCTTTCCTGCTGGCAGTCAAGCACCTGGAATGCTTCAACGACGGCGTAAAAATCGGTATTCACGCGGTAGAGTCGTCGGTAGATCCGGCCGACAATGGGGACGTCCCAGCGCCGTCGAACAACGTCGTTATTCGCCTGATTGACGTAAAGACCGGTGAGCAACTGTTTGACGATTTCGAAGGCTCGCTAGTGCCGGATGCCAAGGATGAATCGGGCATGAGCATCTATCTGCCTGTCGTGGCTTCCGCGATGACCGACATGGTGGAGTTCACCATGGGCGCGATCAACGCAATTCCTTCCGATGCGCCGTTCTATGGCACCGACGAAAACGGTAATGAAAAGTGGCTGTACGCAACCCTCAACTATTTCATTGAGGGCGGCACCAGCTACACGCCGACGGACTATGACGCCGCGATTCAGCGTCTGTACGAAACCGATATCGGCTACGGCTACTTGCACGCGGGCGGTACGGCGAACACTTCGCTGCTGTCGAAAATGGCTAACTTCGCGTACGAAGTGAACAAGCCGTTCCCTTTCGACGTACCTGGCGATTTATCGGTTGATGCGGCCGTGACGTTCATGACCAACCTCAACCTGGACAGCCATTACCCGGTCGCCTACTGGACCCCGGTAACCGCTGATGATCCGCTCAACGGCGGTAAGGCCTGCATCGGTGCTTCTGGCCTTCAAATCGGCATGCGCTGCGCGCGCAACGCCAATACCGACGCCAACGACGTGGCCCCGAAACATCGCCCAGTCGCAGGTTCGACCTTCCCGCTGTCGCGCACCGGTGCCCGCCAGACGCGCAAGCTGCTGACCCCTGACCTGGAAAAACTGGCCAAGGCCAAGATCAACCCTGTGTGCTTCGAGACGTACGCCTCGGGCAGTAAGTTGGTTTTCCGCGACTCGCTGACCTGCGCCAAGACCACCGGCGACAAAAAGCTGGCCTCCGTGGCTGAAATGTCTGCTGCAGTCGATGACTCGGTGACGTCGTACGCCAAGGAAGTGCTCCAGGGTCCAATGGAGGAAGCGGTAGAGAAAGTCACTCAGTACATCGAGAAGTCTTTCGAAGCGCTGCAAACCGCTGGCTGGTTCGTGCCGTCCGCTGCGCTCAAGGGTGCCGCCTACACCGCGACGGTCATTCCGAACGCCCGCTACCCCAAGGAAAAGCTCGATGTTCGTTACAACATCAGCTACCAGGGCTGTGCGCGCGTTATCACCGTCGGCCAGACCCTTTCCAAGTAATTCAAGGAGTGCATGAATGAACAACCCACTTCGTAGCGCCGTCCGCGGCGTTCTACTGAAATCGCAAATCGCGCCGGTGGCTCACCAGGTACCGCGCACCCCAGCGCAGGATGCCAAGCTGGACAATGTGGAGCAGCTGGGCAACGAGCCGTTCGCTGATGAGTGGATTGCCGCGCACACGGCCGAAATGGCAGCCTCGGCCATCCAGCAATGGGCAGAAACCGACGAGCTGGGCGAGGGCGAAGGTTTCGCCGATCGCCTGCTTACCCTACTTGTCGGCGCCGCTGACGAGGACATCGACGGGGAGCTGTCGGACGAGGAGTCTGACGACCTGCTGGAGATGGCCAACTCTGCAGCCGACTACCTGGCCAGCCTTGGTGTTGCTGAGGACGACATTCTGTCGCTGCTCAACGACTGGGATAACGACACCGGTGAGCGCGTCCAGGAGCTGGTCGTAAGCAAGCTGGCAGACGGTGCCTATGCCACTGACTTCGTGTTCGGCGACGGCAGCGACGAGTCCGCGCTGGATGCGGTCTATCGCAAGGCCAAGGCCATTCGCAACGGCAAGAAGGTGCTGATCAACAAGCGCATTTCGGGCAACGTGCGTTTGAGCGCTAAGCAAAAGGTCGCCGTGGCCAAAATGCACCGCAAGAGCAACACCGGCAT